GAATAATGCTCCACCGAACACCCCAGCAACGCCAAGCATGTGGAATGGATGCATAAGAATATTATGTTCTGCTTGAAAAACGAACATAAAATTAAAAGTACCGCTAATACCAAGAGGCATACCATCAGAGAAACTCCCCTGACCGAATGGGTATACCAGAAATACCGAGAAGGCTGCAGCAACTGGTGCTGAATAAGCGACACAAATCCATGGTCGCATTCCTAGTCGATAACTAAGTTCCCATTGTCGTCCCAAGTAAGCTGAGATACCAATGAGAAAGTGGAACACAATGAGTTGATATGGTCCTCCGTTATACAACCATTCGTCGAGGGTTGCAGCTTCCCAGATTGGGTAGAAGTGAAGACCGATTGCGTTAGATGACGGGACAATTGCCCCAGAGATGATGTTGTTTCCATAGAGTAGAGAGCCAGCAACTGGTTCACGTATACCGTCTATGTCAACTGGTGGAGCAGCTATGAAAGCTACTATAAAAGCTGTTGTAGCAGTTAAAAGTGCAGGGATCATTAGCACACCAAACCACCCCACGTAGAGGCGGTTATCAGTGCTCGTAACCCAGTCACATAAACTCTGCCAGTTGGTATTTGGTTTTGTTAGTGTGGCTGTAGTCATTTAATTAGAAAGAGTATTTAGCTCCTAGTTTTGTTGAGTAGTCGTTGTCAGCGTCTTCCACTTGTGAGAAAGATACTTCCCCATAAACACCAAGTTTGTCTGTAGCAGAGATATTGCCACCAAGCTTGCCAGAGAAATTAGACTCTGAATCAACGCCATCAGCAGCATTAATTGTCTTACCGCCTTGGATATAGTATGCAAGATCGCCAAGATTGTTTTCATAACCTATGTGTAGGTCGGTTGCTCTTGACTTATAGTCAGAGCCAGTGTAGTTAGCGTTGCTTTCAACGTTAACATATGGTCCTGCAAGAACAGGACTAGAGAATAGAGTAGCTGCAACAGCTAATGTAATTTTTTTCATTTAAAATACGCCTGGAATAATTTGACCTGTTGTGGCGTAAGCTCCAAGAGCTGCCCAGATGCCAAGCATAGCCCAGCGTCCGTTTTGTACTTCTGCGTTCTCGTTCATGGTATATTCAATAGGGGGTTGTAATGCGATAACTTCTGTATCGTTCATTGTTTAAATAATAAGTTGACCGAGGCGATGATGAAGGTTCAGGTCGCCACGGTATCCCCTATGCCCAGTTTACATTATTAACTGGATCTTTTTTCTTAGCTAATTTATGTGGTGATTTACCTGGTAGATAAGGGCTGCTAGGAGAAGGATTAGGTTTACCTGGCTTACCTGGAGGATGGGCTTTAGCTTTAGGTATGTTAGGTAACTTTACATCCTTTTTCTTTTTACCTTTTGTTGTACCTTTAATTTGATTCTCTTTCCAACCGTCTTTCATGTTTCTAAAATGATAAGTTGTCAGACCGTTCTAATTTCTCGATGACATCCTGACGGTAAGCAGGATCTCTATCATATCTTCTATCACTCATGGCAGCTACTAATTCAGCTTGACTTCTGAAGACATCTTTACTTGTTTGCGGTGCTTTACCTGTATACATTTTACCTTCGTATCCATTTGAGTTTTCGTACTGAGATTTTAGTCCAGACACTGCTAACTTAATAGCGTCTACACTACCAGAATTTACTATGCTATCAAAAGCTTCTATAGATTTTGGATCTAAATTTTCACCAGCCCAATTAACTATATTTGCATAAGCTTCTTCACCACCTACAGAGTTCTTTACTTCATTTACTGAAGCATCAGATAAATCTGAAACTGGTTCAGCTTGATCAGGTGCATTCTTTTGAAGCTCCATGTAAGCATTGACTAAATCCTTACTACTCATAGCAGAAAACTTTTCTATAGTTTCAGCTGTTAGTTCTCCTTTCGATTCAAATTCTTCAGAAGCTGATGTAATTAACTCAGCCTCTGGAGAAGTTTGTGTAGTTTCTTCCGTTTCTTCTGTTGTTTCTTTGGACTCCACTTCTTTAGAATCTTTGGTGTCCCCAACTTCTCCGCTATCTTTATTATTTTTTTCTCCAAGTTTACTTTGAAGTTCAACATAAGCTTTTTCTAATTCTGCTGCATCTTTATATTTACCTGCTAATAATCCTTCTTGTTGAGCTACTAGTTCTTCACCAACTGCAAGTGATTCTTGTTCAGCTGGTGTTAAATTGTTTCCGTCTCCATCTGTTACTGTATCAGTACCAGCATCGTATGTTAATGTTTCTGCCATTTATTCTTGAGGTGGTTGAATTGCTTGTGTTAGATTATCAATCCTTTCTTTAGCATCAGGATCTTTAGATGAATCCATCATTGGTGTTGATGCAAATTGACCAGCTTGTTTAACTAGTTCTTGTTGTTGTGCAACTTGTTGTTGCTGTTGCATCTCCTGTTGTAACTGTTGTTCAGTCTTAACTAGATTCAATACATCTATACCTTGAGATGCGGCTAATCGTTTGATTGCTTCAGATGGATTTATGTATTTAAGTATAGCTTCTGGACCTAATGTCTGAGCTACAGTACCCATGAATTGTGTTAATGCTGCTGCATCCATACCACGACCTAACTGATTGACACCAGCTACGATCCTTGGTCTAACATAATCTTTAGGTAATTTAGGTATTTCATTTGACCGTTGAAGTACTAGCAACGTTCGGTCTAGATATGGTATAAGGAATTCTACAGTAAGTAAACTAAACAAACCACCTAAGCTTTGCTCTAACTCTAATTGAGTCATCCTTACTTCTTCTGCTGTAGTACGTTCAGAATCTCTTACATTAAGTATTAAGAATCCTTCTGAGATCCTCTTCTCTAAACCCATCATCATTTGTGAAGCTGTTTGGAAATCAGCAGTCTTACCTACTTGTACTACTCCTACATCTTCTGGTCTACCTTGAATGATAGCACCGTTACCAGCTTGTGATAATGTCTGTGGTTTAGTAGTAGCTGAAGGTGATACTAAGAATACCACTTTAGAAGCTACTGCAGAGCCCTCTACAAGAGCTTGTGATAGCCCGTTAAGTGATCTAAGGTCTCCTATAAATTCTTCTACTCTACCACGCCCGTAGTCTTCTCCATCAACTGTATTGAATCGAAGAACTAACCATGGATTTGCATTCTTTGGTGCTGTGCTACGACTATCAGGGATGATCATATCATCTACTTCCTGATGCCAGATCCAACGACCACTTTTAGCATCCATCTTAACGCATGTGTATACTTCTGCGTCGTCTTCATCTGAACCTGAATCCGATTGATTATTGGGATCATTAGGGTACGAGGGTTTAGGTTCAATACCTAGTACCTTTCTACTTATTATTTCTTTAGTAACTATTTCAATTATGTTACCGTTACCATCTCTGTTGACAACATATCTCTGGAGTGGAAAATGTTTTAGTCCATCCTTACCCATAAAGATAAGAGCATTACCTGAAACAATCAGATGTTTCAATGCTTGATGCACTACAACTCTATCATTTTGAGCAGCAATATAATCTAAGATCATTCTTTCTATCTTAGAGAAAGATAAATCTAATTCACTCCTCATTTCTGGATCTAATTCATCTCCAATCTTATCATCTCTGACTTGTAGTTTGAAGAAACTTGTTTGTGGTGGTAGCAATGCTAACATGAGCTTTGCTGCTAAAGTAACTACCGCTTTGGCACCAACTGACTGCCAAGGTTGTAGTAAATTTTGCTTACCACCCTTTTGTTTTATATCATGTTGTACTAGATATGGTAAGGTAAGTTCTGAACACTCAACTGCTGTATCTAGGAATTGTGATCTTCCAGATGACAGTTGACTGTATCTTTCACTTGCCTTATACATTTAATCCTCCTGTTTTAGTACCAGTAGGTGCTCCTTGATTAAGCTTAATAGATAATGCTTGTGTACCTGTTTTCTTTCCTGCTCCTGGTGAAGATTTCTTTTGACCAGTTCCATACGATACATCTGATGTTTCTTGTGGATCTATTACTGCTTTAGCTTGAGGTAAACTTGTATCAGTCTCCACTCTAGGTTTAATAGCAGGTGGTGGAGCCATAGCTGATGGTTTTGGTGTACTAAATAAACACATATTATTCTTCTAATAATTGTTTTACATATGCTACAACACTAGCTTGACCAGCCTTGTACATAATAGAATTTAATTGTTCTTTAGGATGGATAGGTTCGTTGGGGAATTTATTCTCTAGATCCTCAACTAATTTTTCTAGTTTTTCAGAGTAGATATTAAGCGTACTGGGGTAGATTTGTGTTGGCATGTTCAAAGAAAGCTGGCATACGGGCTGATCTGGTGTCAGAAAGTTGAGGTGCTTTGCCCTCATACATTAATCGGTCTGATGAATCCAGCCAAAAATTTTTGTCCAAATATTTATCAGTAGTATTTATACCTAGAGGCTGGAATATCCAATTAATCGTGGCCTTCCTAAGTTTGTCCAAAGAATTACTAGGGCGTAGACCCATAGCAGAACTGACGAGACTGTTACAAGCCACGTGTATTTGTTCATCTCTGGAAATATCAGCTGATACTGTTCTGAGACCAGGATCGCCACAAAACCTAAAG